CGACAGACTGAGGTCCTGGACACTCAAGACCTACGGACTGCTCGCCGTGCTTATGACCGCCGTACTATCTCTAACGGCCAGCATTCTGACCGTATTCGAGTTCTACGGGACCTCGAGAGTGTTCGCCACCGCCACGCTCATCGTATTGGCCATGGCGTGCGTGACGCTGGCGATATGGGCGATATTCTTCGAGGAGGATGACGATTGAAGAATTGTCCATACCTCAGCTCGCCCAAGGTCCCCATGCGCGTGATGGTCTCCATCGGCGCCGCATTGGACAGGGCACCGAGACCGTACACGGCCAAGGAGCTCAGCGAGATCACGGGGATACCGTTGGGACAGGTATGCGCATTCCTCAAGTGCAACACGATCAAGGAGAAGGTATCGTCGAGGGTCATCCCCCGTCCGGGGGGAGGCAAGCCGACGATGGAGTATTGGAGAGGCACGGCGGGAGTGACGGGCACGTTCAGGACGGACGATACGATGGATGGGAACATAGAGACCAAGATAAAGGAAGGCAAGCGCCCGGTGGCATGGCGTGACGGCAACTACACCCAATGGAGCATCGACGAGACCGACACGGTCGCAACGATGCGCGGGGGATCCGTCGTCAGATTAGGCAAGCTCGAGGGCGTATCGTACAGCAAGCAAGGGGTCACGCTGAGGGTGGCCAATTCGATGAAGATCACATTCAGGAGGACATAGGATGGCTCTCCGCGTATTCAATATAGATGATGACACGCAGATCGCCTGGAGGATGAGCCCGGATGGGCAGATGTTCTGCTCCATATTCATTGACAACGAGAAGGCTCACAAGGATATTCCCGACGATGATTGTGTAGTCGTCGAGCCGATAGAATGGCCGATTATGCTCCAACTCGCCGCCGCCATTCTTCGCATGGAGTACGAGTACAACTACGACAACACGAGCTACCGCCCTGAGAATTGGGACGAGATCAAGGCCAGGATGAAGAAGTACCTCGGGGTGGTCGAATGAACCACCACGCATGGGACAGAGCATCGCAGAGAAGGAAGCACCTCAGCCTATGGGGCTATTCCGACGACAGCGCGTATATCACGGTCAGCACCGACAGGGAGACGTATCACGAGAGCGACGACTGCTACGGAAGGGTCGCATACGCTGAGATCGCCAACGATGACGAAGGCATCCTCGTATCGTTCTGCTATGTCGGGACGTGGATAATCGGCATCGGTCAGCTCGATGAAGGGATCCCGATCCCGGAATGGGCGGAGCACCCGAAGATTCAGATGATGGAGGACGGAGCCTACACGGTGGCATTGGAGCTCGATGTACCCGAGGACGTAAGGATCAGATGGAGAAGATACGACCAGCAGCGCAACCAATGGATAGAGGAGGGAGAAGAATGACGAGACGTATCATAATCTGTTGTGATGCTATGGGCGATGCGATGATGATGAACGACATAAGAGAAGGCATCATCATCGACGAGGATGGAGCATTCATTTGGTGGAAAGACGGAGATACGATGCCGATGAACTACTGCCCGACATGCGGTAAGAAAGTGAAATTCAAGGAAGTGAAGGAATGACTATCAGATATATCGTCAAGTGCGACCTATGCGGGAAGGAGCACGAGATCGGATGGAGCAGGGAGCTCACTACCGAGGCACGGCAGTTCGAGAAGCCCGACGGATGGCAGATGCTCAAGTACACGGTAAAGACCAACCCCGAGACGGGCGTCACTTTTCAGATGAACCTCATGATATGCCCGGTATGCGACAAGGCCATCAGGGAAGGCGAGACCGTGGTCAGCGCTTATCTCAGCGGCATGACGGCAGGACAGACCATCATCACGACGAATCAGATGCCCAAGGTCGAGGTCATAGACCTCAGCGATAGACCGACCGTATCGGAGGAGGAGGCGAACCTATGACCCTCATCGACGAGATAGACGACTACTCATACGTCCACTATGCGGTCATGTCCCTGATGGACCGTCCGAGGACCAAGACCTCGATAATGAAGGAAGCGATCAAGAGATACGGACACATCATCGACCACGGCCCGTATCTATACGGCGAATACTCCGATGACGTGGACGAGGCCGTCGGCAATCTATGCGAGATCGGGATCCTCAAGACCGAGAACGGCAAGTTCGAGATCACTGACTACGGTCAGGAGTTATTTGACGCATTCCTCGACGCCGATGACCTGGAGGACGATGACCTCATCAGAATGAGGGACGAGATCCTGGGGGGCGGACAATGAGCGGATGCACCTATACATTCCAATGCCCCTCATGCGGCAACGTCGAGCAAGACAGCAACAATCAGGCATACGTCATCATCGTGCCCAAGAACGGATGCAGACCGAGGACCTACGAGGTATGTTCGGAATGCTACCGGGACATGATCGACCTGATGGAGGGACGCGGGGAGAAGGTCATCGAGATGCTGGAGCAGGAGGAGCACATTCCCAACTCGGTATGGGGGCATCACGAATGACCGAGGACATCGCGATAATGTTCTGTCTGATTTCCGTCGGTATGCTATTCATCGTCATAATAAGCGGAGGCATCGACACGACATTCAGGAGAAGGAGGCGCAGGAGATGACCTACAAGGTGATGCCGACACAATCCGCAGACCTCCACGCGAAATACCATTGGGAAGTCACCCTCGTACTCAACAGGACACACAACGCAGCGATACCCGTCGATGAGGCGGAGCAATTGGCGATGGAGATCCTGGAGCTCGTCGCAAGGATAAAGGATGCATCGACGGAGGCAGGGATATGAGGATACGCAAGTCCATGGCCAAGACAGACTTCATGCGCATGCGTGCGAAGGCATACGAGAAGCACCCGATGGAGGCCATGGAGCTCGATGAGATCTACCGCAACACCGACATGGGATGGAGCGAGTACCTGAGATACCTCAGGATACTCGCGGAGGGCGATATATACGCTGTCCTATATCCGACACGAAAACAGGAATGTCCGAGGGCATCCTACAAACCGATTAGTAAAATGTCCGAAGTCGGACAGGAGTATATATAATGGCGAATCCACACCCCGAACCACACCCCGAGAACCTTAAAAATTTCAAAAAAGGCGACAAGCGTACCGTGGAATCAGCACGGAAAGGTCAGAAGAAAAGCGTCGAGGTTCAAGCTCAGAAGCGCACTATGAGAGATTGGGCCATCCTGATCGGCAATCTGCCGATGCATGACGGCAAGCTCACGGATCCCAAGACGGCCGCACAGCTCGCCAAGGACAGCCCCGACAAGCCCAACATGACGATGGAGGGTGCCGTCATCGTGGCGATGTATAATAGGGCCGCCAAGGGCGACACCAAGGCCGCCATGTTCCTCGCCAAGCTCAAGGAGCAGATGGCGGACGAGGTCAAGCTGACCGTGGATCCCCTCAGCGAATTATCCGCAGACGAGCTCATCAAACTCTACGAGAGCACGAGACCCAAGGGCAAACAATGACCGCCAGGATCAGCAAGAGGACCGCCATTCAGGCGATGCCGGACATACACCGTAGGGTAGGGTGCGAGCTCGCGAGACGGTCCCTATGGTGGTTCTGCACCGTCATGGCGCCCGACTTCTACACCGAGGACAAGGCATATCTCCGCGACCTATGCGACCAGCTCCAGGAGTTCTGGTCATCCGATGAGCGCGTGATGGTGGTCAACATGCCCCCGAGGCACGGCAAGTCGAGGACGGCATCCCTATTCGTCGAATGGATCCTGGGACGCGACCCGACGCAGAAGGTCATCACGGTATCCTATAACGAGGAGCTGAGCACGACATTCGCCAAGACCGTCAGGAACGCCATCAGCGAGGTATCCGGGGACGGGAGCACCGTCTATCACGACATATTCCCGGGTACCGAGATCGCTCAGGGCGATGCCTCGATGAAGCTATGGGGAACGGTCGGAGGCGGTCGCTATTTGGCAACATCCCCCACGGGAACGGTCACGGGAATGGGTGCCAACCTCATCGTATGCGACGATATGGTCAAGAACGCGATGGAGGCGTACAACGAGCGCATCCTCGATCAGAAGTGGTCGTACTTCACCGATACCCTCCTGAGCAGAAGGGAGCCCGGTCAGAAGGTCATATTCATAATGACGAGATGGGCCACGCAAGACCCCTGCGGACGCGCCATAAGCCACTTCACCGAGATAGGGTATCCTCCAAGGCTGATAACCTACAAGGCCCGCCAGGACGACGGGACGATGCTCTGCGACGCGATCCTCAACGCCGAGGACTAC